GGGGGGAGTCGCATTTGCCGGGGCGAAAACAAGCGGGACCGTAAAAACTGCCCCAGATAAAATTTTCCAATTGGCCCCTTACACCAGCCTAGCCTCGTACTCCCTCATCCACTCGTTTTCCTTGTTGCGGATGAACTTCCCCTTGCCCGGCCAAGCGGTCTTGCCCTTGAGCATTAGGTGCAGTAGTTGCTGCGAGATGCGGAAGAACTGCGCGGCCTCGGTGGTGGTCTGGAATGTGGTCTCTGACCCGTCTGGGTTTGTGACGATGACCTTGCGAGCCTTGGAGTTATTTGCTCCCTGTTTTGCCAGCGACATCTTGCGTTTAGTTTCGTCGCTAATGACTCTGGATTTGATCATTTTGGACATGGACTCACGGAACTCTGGATCTTGCCACCTTGCCACCATGTCTGGTCTTGCGTGTGGGCCGAATGCGTTCTGTGAGACATTTGCGATGACCCACAGGTTGGATTTGGTTGCCTCATCCAGCAGGGCTTGCTCTGCGTGGCGCAGGATGGTGCGTAGCTCGTTTGGGCAATCTACCGGGGTAATGTACTGGTGGGGTATGAACGAGAAGTCCTGTGACCCGTCAAAAGCTTGCTGAAGGCTTGAGTTTGGGTGGATTCCCCGCTCAAGGTCACGCTTGTGAGCGGACTTCCTTTGCTGGAAATTTGAGCTTGATCCGATGTATGCGGTGTTGCCGCATTTGACGATGTAGGTTCCACAATTGTTGGACATGCGGTGATTGTAACAAAAGGAGTCTTATTGTCAAAAGTAAAATAACTATTCCCGCTCACGCACATTCCCCATCCCATCCCCTCCATGCCCCCCCGATGTTCCCGCATGGGAACTTGCCAAGTTGTCATTCCCCTCGCACATTGCGTCTACCACCCCGCGCCTCTGTGAGGGCAATTAGTACCCGGCATGCGAACCTGTGGGTGGTACTTTACTTACGCTTGACTTATGGCTCCTGCGGTTGGGATCGAACCAACGACCTAGCGATTAACAGTCGCTTGCTCTGCCTCTGAGCTACACAGGATTTATGGCGTGACGCTAGGAGTGCGATTCCAGCCTGTCAACCCCACAAGTTCCCCCTTGACGCATTGGGATTCCCTCCGCATTTGGGAAGCATGCCCGACATGGTGTTGGGTGGATACTTTATTTATATTATGCCTAGAGGCGATTCATACGATCTTCAAGGTCAAGGCGGCGGACAAGTGTACTCTGGTACGGATGCGGCTACTGGCCCATTCCGTTGGGTTCAGACTGTGAACGACACTGTGTTTAGTGCGTTTGTTGCGCCTAACCTTACGAATGCTAGCACGAAGCTGATCACCATTACGATTCCTGCTGGGGTTGGCATTGGTGGTACTATTACGAGCTTCACGCTTACATCTGGAGCGGTTATTGCGTATCGTGCGTAATGTCCCAGTTTCGGTCTACTGGTGGGCTGGATGACTCGATTGCCGCCGATGGTGATCGTGGGTTCTTTGGTGTGAACCAGAGATTGCAGCTGAACCAGTTGGAGGCAGGTGAGGTAAGGGAAAGCCTTAATGGTCGCATGGAGGGCTTCTGGAGGCCGCGCAAGAGCGTGGTATCTGTTAGCCCTGTGCTGACTACTGGAGGCACTCCGTTGAACCTTCCGTTCCACATCCTTCCAAGCCCATTTTATTTGGCTATTACCGCTGTGTCGTATACCGCGAATGTGGTAACGATTACCGTGGTTGGACATGGGTTGGCTATTGGGGTGGCTGGCAACCTTACGGTTAGCGGCATTACCTTTACTGGCACGGATAACAATGGGGTCAAGGCTGTGACTGCGGCTACCGTGGACACATTGACCTTTCCTGTTACTGGCGTGACTGCTGTGGCACTAGGGGCAACCCCAAGGATTACCCAGATTAACATCAACGATGCGGCTTCTAGCGAGGTGTTGGCCTCATGCATGTTTTCTGACCCTAACGAGTCCAACAAGGAATACATCATTGTTGCGCTGGAGACTCTGGCGAAGAAGATCGACCTTTCTACGACACCCTACACGGCAACGACTATCCCGTATCCCGTGGGAGCCACCGTTGGGAGTAACTGCGATATGTTGCAGTGCTTCGACAAGGTGATGATCATGCGGGATGGGCAACAAGCTCTTGAGTGGTATCCTAACGGCAGGGCTATTCTTTCTGCGTCACAGAGTGGAACCACCGTCACAATGCAGGTTCGTGAACATGGGCTTACTGCTGGCACATCCGTGGTAATTACAGGACTAACTGGTGGTACTCCAGCAAATGGAACATTCACCGTTTTGTCTTCTGGACTAACTCAAGACCAATTTCAATACACCTTTACTACAAGTCAGACCCAGACTTTTGGGGTAACTGCCGCCATTATGACTGATGGGTTCACCCTGTCCCCCGGTGGTGCTTACACCCAGCCACAGGTTTTCAACATCCAAGCCAAGGATGTAGATGTAGTTAGTGGACTTGTTTCTGCCACAGTTGTCGGAAATACGACAATTCTTACTGGTGATATAATTATCGTTTACTCAACAGCCACTGCTGATTTTGAAGCCATGCTTGGTAATTCCTACCAAGTGGTAAATGCTACCACCACGCTTATCCAATGGTATGCCCCTATCGGGGACTACAATACCTCTGCATCTGATATATTCGAGTTTGGTGGCAGGTTCTCCGTGGGCGGTGGATTTATGCACCAGCCGGGTGCGCCTTGGGCTACCTACTTCCAGCGCAGGTTGTTCGTTCCATTCTACTACTCCCAATCTGGCACTTTTAGCGCACCAGTCTACACTAGCAGGAAGATTTCCGACGAGATTGCGGTCTCCGACATACTGGACACTACGACATTTGACCAGATCGAAAATCAATTCCGTATTACTGGTGGTACTGCCGACTATGTGGTTGCGATGCATGGTTTCTACGACGATTCCTTGGTGGTATTGAACCGCAATAGCATCCACCTTGTGGCACGGACCCAAGGAAGCCTGTCTGACACTGTGGTCAAGGAGCTTACTGGCGAGGTTGGGTGCTTGGCTCGCAAGACGGTGGTCATGCAGGCTAACAACATGCTATTCTTGGCCGACGAGGGCATTTACGGGCTGACCTTCTTTAACGATTACAACCTTCGCGGTACGGAGGAACCACTTTCCAAGAACATCCAGCCGTACATTGACCGCATTAACAAGAACCTTGCGGGTGATTCGGTAGCGGTCTACTTCAATAACCGCTATTACATCGCAGTCCCGTTGGATTCTGTAGCTGGAGGAAATGATGCCCGTGGAAATAACGCGGTTCTGATCTACAACTTCTTGAACAAGGGTTGGGAATCGCTTGATACCTATGGGGACTCTAGGTTTTTGATTAAAAACTTCATCACGGCAAGTGCTGGGGTGCGGAATAACCTGTATGCCGTTAGCGCAAATGGCGGATTGCACCAGATTGACGCTGCAGACTCGTCCACAGACCGCTTGAGCGTTACGAATGAAAGCACAGATGTGGTCACTCCCACGATCAACTCGTATGTGACTAGCCGTGGTTACGATTTTAAGACCCTTGAGCGCAAGAGGTTTACGGACGCGCAGGTTCAAATGCAGAACTTGTCTGGAGAGACTGGCGAGTATGACATCGCGTTTGCCACCGAAGACCCAGACTCAGGAGAAAGTATTGGAACTACCACCACATTCCTTGGAGGGCAGATCCTATCACCCAGCAGCCCCAATGAAGCCGAAACCGCAAGCATCCGATGCAGACTTGGTGGTCAGCGTGGCTATACTGGGACTATCACATTGACAAGGACTATCGGCTCACCTAAGATCCACTCTATTCAAGTGGCGGGTTCTATCACTAACAGACAAATTCTATCACAAAAATAACATGGGAGTTGTAAATACAACCTACACATTTACAAGCACTGACACAATTACCAGTGCTAAGATGAATAACATCATTGATGATACGACATTTACCAGCGATGCAATCCAAGGAACCACCTTGCAGGTTGTGTCTCCGGGCAAACTTGCCGTATCTGCTAGTGGCATTACCTCTAATGAGCTCGCCTCCAATTCGGTTGTCACCGCAAAAATACTTGACTCCAATGTAACTACAGCGAAGATCGCTGATTCCAATGTAACTACAGCAAAAATCGCTGATTCTAATGTAACTACGGCAAAGATTGCTGACTTTAATGTTACCACGGCAAAGATCGCTGACTCCAATGTTACCACCGCAAAGATCGCTGATGCGAGCATTACGGCAGCAAAACTAAACGGGGCGCAAACTGGAACTGCTCCCATTTTCGGAGTAAGAGCGTGGGGCCGGTTTAATGGAGCTGGATCAACACCAATTACCCCGGTATATGGTGGTAATATCGCAAGCATTACAAGATCAGCGACTGGTGTGTACAATGTAACATTTACCACCGCAATGACTGACTCTAACTACTCAGTTGTAGTTACTGGGTTTAGCCCCATTCAAGTAAACAATCAAGCATATGCAACACCTAGAGTTACATCTATATTAACCACGGGGTTTACAATGGATTTCGCTTCAGCCTCATCAGATGTAACAATTGTTTGTTTTCAGGTTGTCGCGTAAATGAACCAACACCTAGCTAAAGCAATAGCACTTTATGAAGAAAATGATATTGATTTCCAACAACTTCTCACATGGCACTTATGTCATGGCATTGTTGTTTGTGATCACGATTCTTTCTCCATGTGCTATTTCTCTGATTCTGAGTCACCAGAAACACCCTGCTTGTTTGAACACTCTGACACATTGTTTGTCACAATCTGCACGGG